CTTTTTGGATCTTTTTTTGTTGGTTCAACACTAGCAAAGAGTGACCAACCAAAACCCAACGTGAACAAAAGCAATGAAGGAATGGAGCCTGACTCAAAGACGATGTTGGTGCTGCAAGGTCAAAACACAAAACACAGCAATCAGACTGGGTCGAATTCGATCATGTATTATTCAAATGATCAGTACGAAAACAGAGTTGAGATGTCAGTTGGAAAGGATAACAGGCTGTGGATAAAGGTTGACGGAAAATGGCATAGAGTTGCTATTGAATGATCTGTTGTGTTTTTAAAGTGAATAGTGTATAGTTGTCTATGCAGTAAATATGTTTAATTAGGGAATGTACTTTCAATTCTATTTAAAAGGAGATTGTAAATGAACGCGAATCACAAAAACATTGCTATTAAGACGTGGATTGGTGGAGAGCTGAAGAAAGTCCGGATTTCGGAAATGGACAAAGTTCACAGGGAGCGATACAAGGGGCAGCTGTTGAAGTTTGCAAAAGATCGCAAAGACGGGCTAAATTCATTGTGGTACGACACCGGAATGACGATTGGCGAGCTTTGTGCAGTTCTCGGAACAAAGACCGGTTCGAAAAAGACCGATTCGAAAAAGAAAGTGTTTGTTCGGAGTCACTACCGAACTGTCTAACCCAGATTGTTCAGCTGAAAAAAAGGGCCCCGAAGGGCCCTTTTTTGTTTTGGTGACTTGTCCTATCCTGCGACTTTTGAGACAACACGTCCTGCAATGTTTCCGACCTTTTCTGCACCCTTTTCCACTGCTGAGCCAACTTTGGCTTTTGCTGACTGCATCTTGGACTTGATTGCAGACTTTGCCTGATCAACTTTTGATTTGACAGCAGATTTTGCTTGATCAACTCTTGATTGGACAGCAGATTTTGCTTTGTCAATACCGGTGTCAATCTTAGCGGAAAGATCACTCTGGCGTTTTTGACCTGCATCAGCTTTGGCCTGGGCCGTAGCATGGGCGGCCGTAGCTTTTTCAGCACTTTTTCTGTAAGATCCCTGTCTTGCCTTATGAAATCCAACTCTCACTTTGTGTGCTAGACGACTGAGTATTCCTCCTCCAGCCGGCGGTCTGTTTGCGGATTTCGTTATGTTTTCACTTCTCTTCAATTTGTCCGAAGCTTTTTGTTGTTTATTTGTGGCACTTTGGAGTCGGTTTTGTCGGAACTTGTTTGCAATCCCGTGCACAGCTGTCGCAATTGCAGAACCAATTGATTCATCAAGAACGAGCTGTTCGACGATTTCCTCAATGTCAGGATCTTGAGAGTTGTCAATTGCATATTCAATCACAAGATTGAGAACGTAAAGATCTTCTTCAGTCGGTTCAACCGTGTCCTCAGAAAGAACATAATTCTCATAGACAATGTCACTAATGAACGAAAAGATATCTTCCTCAAGTTGTTCAACATCGTGTTGTTCTACTTGTTGTACTTGCGTATTTTGCTGAACAACACCAGGATTGTTGATCTGAAACAAAAGTTCACTGAATTTCTTGTTGTGGGGGTTCATTGATACTTCTCCTTTTCTGTAGTTGTTTTCATTGAAATCAATACATATATTTATAATACTGTTGACCTTACTGTAAACATTGTGTATAATAACCGTGTGTTCAATGATAGATATAAAAAGGAAGATAAATGCGATTGACAAAGGACGAAATGAACATTGTTTGTTCGTTGTGGCAATCTGAAGATGGCCAGCCTGTTGCAATAAAAGACATGTCGAACGGCGAAAGAACAAGAGCGAGACATTTCTTGAACTACTATGCAAAACGATCGTTGTTTCAATACAACGCACCATGCGCAGACACAGGAAAAACGTTCGGAGAAATGATTGACATCCTGGAACGAGCAAACAACCAATCAGCACTAACGACTCCAAACTATCCGTGTCAACACAAAACCAAACCAATCAATCTGGGAGATTGAACAAAATGACCAAGCAATATACAGTACCTGTTGAACAGGATGAAAACGGTGAATTGATGATTGTGTTCCCTGATCAAATGATGGAAGAACTGAAATGGCAACCAGGAGACACAATCGAATGGATTGACAACAACGACAACACATATACTCTCCAGAAGAAAGTTTCTGAAGAAAAACAACTCGTCCTTGTCGAAACAATTTGTCAATATCGTATGAGGTACTGCGTCGAGGTTCCAAAAGGAAAATCTAAATGGGCACTCGACACAGTCACAATGGAAGAAGCAAAAGAACTTAGCCAGCATTTTCTAGGTGAACAAATTGTCTCGGATCGCGTGATCACCGAAAGTGAATATTTTGAAATCTTCGATCGCGACAATCAGTACCTAGAGAATTGGAGCAAAGATAAGAAATTGAATTTCATCACTAAAGATGAAGGTACAAATGATTGAACAACTAGATTGGGACGTTCGTTTGATTGAACTTGCAAAAACGATCTCAACGTGGTCAAAAGATCCCTCAACAAAAGTCGGCGCTGTGATTGTTGATGGCGATAGGAGAATTCTGTCGACTGGATACAACGGATTTCCAAAAGGAATCAGAGATGATGAAAGACTTGAAAACAGAGACGAAAAGCTTGAAATAATCATCCATGCTGAGATCAATGCAATCCTTTTTGCTCAACGCAACCTCAACAATTCGATCCTGTATACGTATCCTCTCATGCCGTGCTCTCGATGTGCCGCAATCGTCATTCAGAGTGGAATAAAGAAAGTTGTTGCACCAAACAATGTACCCGATCGATGGCTGAAAAGCTTCGAAAGAACAAAACAAATGTTCAAAGAAGCAAAAGTTCAACTGAATTGTATCGACTTTGATTAGGATTAATATAAATTCCTCCTATATAAGTGATGGGAGGAATTATGACTTTATTAGGAATCGATTTGTCAATGCAATCACCAGCATTGTGCTTGTTTGAAGGTGACGATTTTTGTTTTGATAAATGTCAGTTTTATTTTCTGACATCAAAAGACAAGTATCTCTACGTCCATCCAAAGCTCCATGGAGAACTGTTTCCAGACTACCACGAACAACCGGAACGATTCAATAATATCGGAACATGGATTGTTGACGTATGCAAATCTAAAAATGTTGACAAAGTGTTTGTAGAAGACTATAGTTATGGATCAGTTGGCAGAATTTTTAATATAGCCGAGAACGGAGGGGTGTGCAAGTATTTGATGTGGAAAAATAATATCAAATACGAAACAATACCACCAACAGTAATCAAAAAATTTGCTACTGGCAAAGGAAATTCTGATAAACAAAAAATGCAAGATAGTTTCATATCTGAAACAAATTTTGATATAAAGGACGTGTTGAAGATGTCGGAGAAGCAATGGAACCCGTCATCAGATCTAATTGATAGTTATTTTATTTGTAAATATGGAGAATATAATGAGCGTTCAAGATTGGAAACAGAAAGACAAAAAAGCACTTCGTGAATGGCTTTTGGGATTGTTGCGAGCGCAACAGGTGTCAGTGACGTTTCAAAAGAAAGATGGTTCGGAACGTGTGATGAAATGCACGTTGCAAGAAAATGTTGCAGTCCCATACGAAGCAAAAACTGAACGCACAAAAAACAAAGTGAACGAAGATCTAATCGTTGTGTGGGATTGTGAGAACAATGGATGGAGGTCGTTCGATTTGAACAAAATCCAGACAATCGAGGCGGAGCTTTCATAATGAGTCTTGAAAAGGTCAATCCCCAAGCCAAAGGCGGAACTGAACTTCTAATCGATGAATTCAAACGCCACATCCCTGAAGAAATCTACAGCCATTTTCACATTGTTCCCAGCAGGAACAGAGGTCTCGAACCAGGAAAGATTCCTATTTACTGGGCTCACGATCTCGTCGGTGATCCAGAATGTGATCACCTGAAAGCAGGTGGTTTCAATCAATACGAGAAACTTATTTTTGTTTCGAATTGGCAAATGCAACAGTTCATTTCCCATTACGGTATACCATGGCGAAAATGTATTGTAATCAACAATGCTATCGAACCGTTGCTCAATAAAGAAAAACAATATGACCAAACGATTAATTTGATTTATCACACAACGCCACATAGAGGTCTTGAAATATTGGCCCCTGTGTTTGATAAGTTGTGTGAAAGATATACGAACATTCATCTGGACGTATTCTCCAGTTTCAAAATATATGATTGGAGTGAACGTGATGCCGAGTACAAAAATGTTATTGATATGTTACAGAACAACAAACAAGTCACGTATCACGGGTTCAAAGAACATAGTGTTGTCAGAGAGTACGTAGAGAACGCTCATATATTTGCTTATCCGTCAATATGGATGGAAACAAGTTGTAGATCGTTGATGGAAGCTATGTCTGCTGGCTTGTTGTGTGTCCATAGCAATTTTGGAGCGTTGTACGAAACAGCTGCTGGTTGGACATGGATGTATCAATATCACGAAAATAAAAGGGACCACGCAATTGCTTTCTACCATCAATTGAGTGCTGCTATAGAAAATATTTCTAGTGAAGGTATACGTTCGAGGTTGACAAGTCAGAGTAGTTATGCTAATATATTCTTTAATTGGGAAATGTGTAAAAATCACTGGATTCCAGTCCTTAAAGGAATTCTCCGAGAAAAAGGCATTGAAATTTAATAGGTGCAATCATTATTATTATTGACTTTAATCAACTAGCAATCGCCAATATTATGGCACAGCTAGGCAATCACGCTGACACGAAATTAGAAGAGAATTTGGTCAGATACATGATCCTTAATAAGATCAGGGTTATTAGACAGCAGTTCAGTGGAGACATTGTGATTGCTTGTGATGGTAAGAACACATGGCGCAGACAGTGCTTTCCTTACTATAAAGCAAAACGTAGATCCGAAAGAAAAAGTTCAGAGTTCAATTGGAATGCAATATATGACGTGCTGAACAAAGTACGTGATGAATTGAAAGAGAATTTTTCATATATCGTAATTCATATTGATGGTGCTGAAGCAGATGATATAATAGCATCACTTGTCATGAAGCACAGTTCTAATATAAAT